TAACCCTTCCATATACTGCCTCTGGGACCGGTTCTGGCGGCGGTAGTGCTTGTGTAATTAGCTATGAGCTTCCTGTAGGTAATAACTCCTATACAACAGGTAACGGTTGGGGTGCAGGTTCTTGGTCACCTACAATTCCTCAAACATTAACAAACCCATTTTCTACAACTAGTGGTAGCGGTACTGTAACAGTTACACAGACTGGGCATGGTTATTTAACCACCGCTGGGTCATTTATAGTAGGGCAACAATACAAGATTGTTTCTGTTGGAACTACCGATTTTACAGCTATTGGCGCTTCTGCTAATACAGTAGGCGCTTTGTTTACGGCATCTGGTGTAGGTGCTGGCACGGGTACGGCTTCTATTGGTTGGGTAGCCTTTAGAGATATTACAGTTACTGTGGGTGGTGTTCCTACTGCATTGATGAACAATACATTCCAGATTACCTATGTTGATGCTAATACATATACTATTAAAACCAACGGTAATACAGGTACTTTTTTAGCTACTTCTACTACGTCTGGTGTAGGTGGTTCTGTAACTTTATATCCCCAATATGGCGCTCGTGGTTGGAGTCAAGCGGCAGCTACATCTAGTGTTGGACAGCAGTTACGCTTATGGACTAGTGATAACTATGGCCAAGACCTTGTGTTAGCTCCACGTGGAAGCGGTATTTTCTATTGGCAAGATGCTAACGGTGTTGGTACTAGGGCGCAGCTTCTTAGCACCTTAGCTACATTTAAAGGCTATTTAGGTCAGTACGTTCCTAACCAAACCAATCAAGTTCTTTCTTCTGCTATTCAGCGGTTTGTTATTGCTATGGGGGCTAACTCGTACCAATCTGGGTTATCGACCACTCCATTTAACCCAATGCTTGTTCGTTGGTCTGACCAGCAAAATCCCTACCAATGGGTACCTGACATTACAAACCAATCGGGCGAATTTACTTTAACTAATGGCTCTTACATTGTTGGCGCACGTGCAACCCGCCAAGAGATTTTGATTTGGACTGATTCTGCTCTTTATTCTATGCAGTACTTAGGTGCTCCTTATGTTTGGGGCTTCCAGATTTTGATGGATAACATTTCTGTTATATCTCCTAACGCTGTGGTTACAGTTAACAACGTAACTTACTGGATGGGTCAAGAGAAGTTCTATATGTATTCTGGTCGTGTTGAAACACTTCCATGCTCCTTGCGTCAGTTTATTTTTGATGATATTAACCCAGCACAAAACTTCCAAGTATTTGCAGGTGCTAATGAAGGATATAACGAAGTGTGGTGGTATTACGTAAGTAATGATAGCGTTGATGGATTACCTGATAAGTACGTAATCTATAACTACTTAGACCGTGTTTGGTATTACGGCACTATGGCTCGTTCTGCTTGGCTAGGTTCCGGTATTCAAACTTATCCGTTGGCTGCTAACTACCTAAATTCAGCTTCATTTAAAGGCTATATTTCTGGTTACACTTTGTATGTAACTAATATATCCTCGGGTAGTATTTCTCTGGATACAACTATTAGCGGTTCTGGAGTTACTGCGGGTACTACTATTGTTAGCTATGGCACTGCTAATGGTGGCACGGGAACTTATAACTTAAGCACCGCCCAGACTGTTGGAACAATTACAGCCCCCATCACAATGACGTCAGCTGGTGGTTTTGGTTACTTACTACAGCATGAAAACGGTGTAGACGATAACGCAGGTTTAACTACACGTCCAATTAACTCTTATGTACAATCTTCGGACTTTGATATTGGCGATGGACACAATTTTGGATTTGTATGGCGTATTCTCCCTGACGTTAACTTTAATGGTTCTACTACTAACCAGCCGTCTGTAACAATGACGGTTAAGCCTAGAGAAAACTCAGGTACTCCATATGGTACAGCGGATAACCCAGCCGTTACTAGTACGCAAAACTACACAAATACTAGGGTCTATAACGTACAACAGTTTGATGGTCAAGTTTATACCCGCCTTAGGGGTCGTCAAATGAGTTTTAGAATTGAGTCTGGTGGACAGACAGGTGTTACATGGCAGCTAGGTAGCCCACGTATTGATATACGCCCTGACGGAAGAAGATAATGGCTACAACTAAAACAAACATAGTACCGTCAAAAGCACCTAACTTACCGATTGCCCCAGTAGAGTATGCGCAATCGTATCAGGACCAGCTTAACAACGCATTTCGCTTATACTTTACACAGATAGATAACGTAACCCAGTATATATCAGCGCAGACTGTTGTTTATACGGTAGCTACTCTACCTACTGTTGGAATTGTGGGCCGTAGACTGTTTGTTTCAGATGCTACAAGTACTAGCTTTGGTACTACAGCGACTGGCGGAGGTGCTAATCCAGTACCTGTTTTTGATAACGGAACCGCTTGGATTATAGGATAACCGTGTTAAAATCGGTGAAAAGTAAAGGATAGATTATGGCTGGCGGCGGAAGTTCTGGTGGTTTTGAAAGTTATTTACCAATAGCTGCGGCGTTGGCTGCAACTGTTATGACTGATGGCGCAGCTGCGCCTATGCTATTTGAAGATGGGGCCCTAATGGGGTCTACTGCGCTTGCCTCGGGCGTTACCGGAGCTGGTATTGGAGCTTTAACAGGTGGTGGTGTAGCCGCTCTTACAGGTCAAAATGTAGGGATGAATGCCCTTATGGGTGGTTTAGGTGGAGCCGCTTTGGGTGGTTCTGGCTTGTACATGGGGGCTGGCGACTTAGCCGCTGGCGCTCCGACAGCTCTTTCTGCTTCTGGTGCCCCCGTTTCTGGGGCTGTAGCTGGGGCAGATACTGCTGGAATGCAAGCTGGTTCAAATGCCCTTTTAAATGCCGGATACTCTATGCCAGTTACTTCTGGCGCGGAACTTGGTACATTAACCCCGCAAGCTTTAAGCCAAGGTGTAGCAGCAGGTCAAATCCCTATGGATGCCGCAAACGTGTACGGCCAGGCTTACACAAATGCTTTTGCTAATGTGCCTGCAAACTCAGTACTTGGTGCCGCCGGCACTGGTACAGCCCCGTTAGGTTTTGGTGCTAAAGCTGCTTTAGGTGGTTTAGGTTTAAGTGCGCTTATAGCCCAAGATAATAAGAGATACGGTACGCCAGCAAGTGCTCAGACCCCATACACTGGTGGTAACTTAGCTAAATTTAAATACGACCCAAATCAGTATTCGCCTGATGTAGTTCAACCCCCACACCCACCATATCAAGTTAACTATGCTGGATATGCAAGGCCGCCTGGCTACGCCGGAGGCGGTTTATTAGACCCAAATTCTGAACCCGTAGATTTTATGGGTGGCGGTATGTATCCACAAAGTCAAATTTCTAAACCCCAATACGCACAGTCTTCACAAATGCCTATGGCTGCGCAAGCAGTAGCTGCAGACTACGATCCAAAAACTAACCCAATTACAGGCGAACCTGTAGCTACTATGGCCGGTGGCGGTACCGGTGCAGACGCCCTTAAAGATTTAATGGGTAGCCGAGATGCAATGGATAAATATACACTCCAATATGCACAAGAAGGTGGTCCAGCGGCATTAGCAGCTAAAGCACAGGGTGGCGACTATAATGCTATGCTTGCTTTAAAGAAACTACGCGGCACACCTAACGCAAACTATGCTGGCGGTGGTATTGCTAATTTAGGCGGCTACTCTGATGGCGGTCGTATGCTAAAAGGTCCTGGTGACGGTATGAGCGACTCTATTCCTGCTAGTATTCAAGGTAAACAACCAGCCCGTCTTGCTGATAATGAGTTTGTAGTACCCGCCGATGTTGTGTCTCATTTAGGTAATGGGTCTTCGGATGCTGGCGCTAAAAAACTGTATGCGATGATGAACAAAGTAAGACAGGCAAGAACTGGTAAAGCTAAGCAAGCTCCTGCAATTAAAGCTGACAAATACATGCCAGCATGAGCCTCTTAATTCGCCATGTTCCCATTCAATATGTTAATCAAGCCTGGCCTTTGGTTAAAGAATATATTGCGGATGCTGTCCAGTATGGTGGTGACGATTATACGGTGGAGCAAGTCCAAGTTTATTTGGCCACAGGACAGTGGCTCTTGGTTGTGGCAGCAGATGAATCCGGGGCAGTTAAAGGAGCGGCGACTATTAACTTTTGTAACTATCCTAATGATCGGGTGGCTTTTGTTACATTTATTGGCGGTCGTTTAATATCTAACCAAGATACTTTTAAGCAGTTTAAAGATTTGCTAAAGGCTAATGGAGCGACTAAAATACAAGGTGCAGCAAGAGAAGCAATTGCCCGCTTGTGGAGTAGTTATGGGTTTGAAGAGCGGTACATTATTGTAGAGACAAAAATATGAGATATACACTAGATTCTATGTTGCCTGAAAAGGCTTTTTCCCCGCGCTTAGGCCGTGGCTTTGGGGCCGGCGGAATGACATTAGAGGGTGGTGGTGGCCAAAGTGCCCCCGCCCCCGCTGCAGCTCAACCTACTACAACAAACGTTCAAAATACTAACATTCCAGAATACGCCCGTCCCTATGTAGAGACGATGCTTGGCGCTACTCAGCAGCAATTATTTAACACCTCTCAAAACGCAGATGGTTCTACTCAAATTACAGGCGTAAAACCATACGTACCGTATAGCCAGAATCCACAAGATTACGTTGCTGGATTTAGCCCAATGCAACAGGCTGCTCAACAAGAGACAGCTAATCTTCAAACTCCTGACCAATATGGTGCTGCTACACAAATGACTGGTATGGGCGGACTAGGCACTCTTGGTACTGCTGGTCAAGAAGCACAAGCGGGTAATAGTTACAACCAGATGGCAACAAACCCATACGCTACTCAAGCGTTTATGAACCCATATATTCAGGCTTCGTTACAACCGCAACTTCAAGAAATGCAACGTCAATACGGGATTACTGGAGCACAAGAGCAAGGCGCGGCAACTACTGCTGGGGCTTTTGGCGGTTCACGTGAAGCTTTAATGGCTGCCGAAAATGAGCGTAATAAAAATACGGCGATGAATCAAGCAATTGGTCAAGGCTATAACACCGCATTCCAGTCGGCTCAACAAGCTCAACAATTTGGTGCTAACTTAGGTTTGCAAGGGCAACAAGCAGCTCAGGCTGGCTATGGTCAACTAGGTCAACTTGGCGGTCAAATGGCTGGTATTGGCGGTCAACAGCTCCAAGCTCAACAAGGCATTATTGCAGCTCAAAGTCAAGCTGGCGGCCAGCAACAACAACAGCAACAGAATATTCTTAACCAAGATATTCAAAACTATGCTACTGCCCAGCAGTACCCACAACAACAGCTATCCTTTATGAATGCTATGCTACGTGGTTTACCAACGCAACAGTCTACTACTAATGGTTATCAGGCGGCTCCAAGCACGCTCAATCAGATTACTGGTCTAGGCATTGCTGGACTAGGCGCGTACAATGCCTTTGGCGGAGGCGCTGCCGCTGCTTCAGATATTAATTTAAAAGAAAATGTAGTGCTCTTGTGGCGCGCTGATAACGGTATGGGTATATACGAGTTTGAGTACAAACCTGAATTTAAAGACCACGAGTTATGTGGACACGGTAAGTTTATTGGTTACGTGGCTCAAGAAGTTGAGAAGCTTATGCCTGAAGCTGTCTTTACTATGGACAATGGTTACAAAGCCGTTAATTACGATATGGTTGGGGGGGCTGCATAATGTTAGGTATGGACCAAATGTATAAGATGGCGCTTGATCCGCGTATCTATCCTGACTCACGCTTGCTTTCTATTATGCAAGGCAAAGA